CCTGTAGATCAGTTGGAAAGCTATGATGAAAGTCTAGCACCTCCAACATTTCAAAACTTAGAAGCCGTTTCTGATGGGGAAGCCCCAAAAGAAGACACTTCACGTTTTGAATACTGGCAGAGCAAATACGACCAAAAGGCAAGTGAATACAACAAACTAGAAGACCAAATGGGCCAATATGAAAAAGTTGCACCAATTGCAAACTACATTCAAGAAAACCCTGACATCTTAAAAGGCGTTGCTAAATCACTTTCTGGAGATACCCCAACTGTTGCCGATAATAACGAACAGATGGCATCCCCAAAGAAACCAGTGCGTCCCGCTAAACCTGTCAATTACGACTCTTCTGAAGCTTACATGGATTCAGAAAGCGCAAGTTATAAGTATCGTGAAGCAATTGATAACTATAGAGACGAAATGATTGATTATAGTGACCAAGCTGAACAATACAGAATAAGAGAATTAGAAGCAAAAGAAAATCAAATACGTCAAGCGCAACAACAATATGAAGCGCAACGTCAAACAGATAATACACGAAATGAACTTATGGGTAAGTATGGATATAGTCCTGACAAAGCTCAAGAGTTTTTGCAGTATTACTCTAGTCCTGATTCTTTAACGCTAGACAATCTTGTTCGTTTAGATAAAATGCGCTCCGCACCAAGTCAAGCTGAAGTTGAGCAAAGGCAAAAAGCCGAAATGATGAAGCAAAAACAAAATACTTTGAATACGCCTCCACCCGCAGGGGTCGTGAGTGCCCAATCAGAGCCTCAAGTTAATGAGGAAGATGCTTTTAATCTCGGTTTGATGCGAAACAGAAGATAATGGTTTAATTTTAACGGAGAAAACAAAACATGGCAAATAACGCAAAAACACTCGGCTCTTCAGGTGTATTATACACAGATAGACGAGATTTCTACATGCGCCCAAATGTTGTTAAAGAACTCTGGACTGACGTAACTCCTTTTACTACAGTTGTTGCTAACCAGCAAACAATTTCAGGATTAAAAGACCCTCAGTTCAAGATGTTTGAACATCGCAACCCTTGGCAAAAACAATACTTTCGACAAAGCACTACTCAAGCTTGTGCGGCTGATAACGCAGCTGACACTTGGACAGTTACTGCAGGTTCAGTAGTTGGAATGGAAGGTGAAGGCGGAGATTATGCATATAATAGTTGGATTGGACTTGAATGTGAAGTCTGGTCTGCTTTAACCCCAGGTTCTACTAAGCGAGGCGTAGTATTAATTACTGCTGTTGCAGGTAGTGGTTCAAGTGCAAACATAAGTGTTAAAAATATGGGAGATGCTTCAATTACTCCTGCAAGTGGTGACTACTTAGTAGTTGTCGGTAATGCTTATGGTGAAGGTACATCAGCTGGAACTGCTTGGAGCGATGAGCTATCAGTAGTTTATAACCAATGTCAGATATTTAAGACTCCTCTTCAAATTACTGGTACTCTTTTAGAGTCATCATTAAGAGGCGAGTCATCTGAGTTGGCTAGACTAAGAGATCAAAAATCACAAGAACATAAGATTCAAAAAGAACGTGCGTTTTTATTTGGACGTTCACCGATTAATACATCTGGTGGTTTTGATGATAACTCACTATCTGACGCAAATGGCAACATTGTTCGTTCTTGCATGGGAATTATCCCTGCAATTGAGAAACATGGCTCTGCTTCAGGTGCTGACCAAAGTAGATTCGAAATCTCAGAAACAAGTTACGCTTATGGTGATTTTGTAGACGATATGGAAAAAGTGTTTCAATACGTTCCTGAAGCAGGTGTTAAACGTGCTTTCTGTGGAATGGGTGCAATGAGCTACTTTTCTAAAATGTCTGGTGCTTCTGGACTAGCAGGAAACTCAGGTTGGACTGTAAATCTAAGCGACATGAAACGTGATAGCTTAGGTTTTAACTACAGAGTTCTTGAGTCACCTCATGGAGCAATTCAGTTAATTCCAACTCCAGTTCTCAGAGAAGCGTACAACAAAACTATGCTTATTGTTTCAGATGAAAATCTGTTTCATGCACAGTATAGAGCGCCAAAGTTCCAAGCTAACATCTTAACTGATGATGCTTACGATGGTGTTAAAGACCAGTACATGTCTGATGAAGGAATTGGTGTTACACTAATTGAAAGTCACAAGCTATTTAACATCGTAGCATAAGGGAGGTTAATTATGGCTAGACCTTATTTAGGTGGTTCAAGTGCAAGTGTAGAAACACTTGTGGATAATAAAAGTCTAGGCGTTGGTGATAGTGGGAAAGTATTTCTCATTGGTACTGATGCTAAAGTAGTGACTTTACCCGCAAGTACTAAAGGCGTTGAATATACATTCGTTAACATTGGAGCAGATGGTAATAACATTATTACTATTAGTCCTAATGCTAATGATGCTATTCATGGAACAACTTGCGCTAGTACTAATGTTGTACTCGGTGGAGTAGACGATAAAGACCTCATAAATACTAAAGCTACTGCAAAAACTGGAGACAGTTGTAAACTAGTTAGCGATGGTAGTGTTGGTTGGTACATGGTTAGTTGTACAGGTATTTGGGCAAGTGAAGCTTAAATACTCTAACTAAAAAAGTAAGGAGGGGCTTTATGCCCCTCCTCTTACAAGGAAATATTATGGAAAGCAAAAAAATAAAAGAATCAAGAGTAGTCACTATTGGAGGGACGTTATTATCTACGGATAGTGAAGATATTATTTTTATGGAAGCATCGGAAGACGATGTTTTAATTAAATTACCAAAAGATTTAGTTCCAGGACAAACTTTTACATTTATTCAGGCAAATGCATCAGCTGGTTCTACTTGTAGAATTACACCAATGGGTGCATCAAAAATCATTGGATATGTTAGTCAGCAAGAAGGTGGGAATGCAAATGCAACAACTGCTGATGGCTTAGTATCTGTTTTAGATGGAGCAGATGGTAAATATGTCCAATTAACTAAAGCGACAGGCCATCAAGGAAACTTTATTAAATTAATTTGTAATGGTCGTGATTGGTACGTTATTGGAGGTTTAGGAGTTTTTACTCATGAAGCCTAAGAAAAAAACAGTAAAAAAGAAAGCGGTCAAACCGAGTAAAAAAAAAGATCCAGTTATGGACGCTCTAAGAAAGCCTATTAAAATATGACACATACAGAGTTAAATGCATATATAAAAAAAGTATTTCCAGATGAATCAGATGCTGATATAGCTCTGCATTTAACCGAAGCATCTAGAGATTTTACTAGCAGAACAAAAATATTAGAAGGTGTAGAAGAATTTTCTACTGTAGCTAATCAACGTTATTATGATTTAAATGATTTAGATGGAGATGGTAGTGAAACCGACCAAAGACATATTGTTGAAATAAATAGGGTTGAATACAATAATTATGGCATTGCAAGACTAGTTACGCCTCCTGATGAAACGGATATATCATAATGGCAAAAGCAGAAGCACAAAGTCACAATTGGTGGGTAGAGCGCAATAAAATTGCAATAGTTAAAACAACACTTTCTAGTGGAGCAAATTCATCTACATACGCAAGTCCAAATAGTGTAAAAACAATACGTCTTTATGTTTCTAGAAATGATTGGGATTTTAAAGCTAGTTCAGATTCTGATGCAGATAAAATAAACAATGGCGACAGTCCTAGTTTTGATAAAATATATCATGTTGCATTAGCGTATTACACGCTTGCAAAATTATTTGAAATAAGAGCTTCTGCAGATGAAGACCCAGAAATACTTGGGTTTGTTCAGCTTTGGAAAACTAAATATGAAGATTTAATAAGTAAGGCTAGAGGAACAACTAATTCAAATAAAGTTGGTAGAGACTCTGGTTATTCTATTGTGCCCAGCGATGGGTTTTTATTTTAACCAATATGACCATGAGATTAGTCACGCTCGGTAAGTCATAAGCAAGGAGAAACAAGATGGCAATTAATACATATTCAGTAAATGAAGCTAATAACGTAGGATTAGGACAAGTAGGGTCTGCTGTATTAGATGATGGTGAATCAGTAGCTAGTATTGGAAGTAAAAAGGTAGTAGCAATAACAATGTTTGAAGATTGTACATTTACAACAATGACACAATCATCAGCAGATATAACTGGCACAGGAACATCTACACATGGCAACTCTTTAACTAGTTCTGATACAATACCTCAAGGGGTCACAATATTTGGTAATTGGAGTGCAGTCACTTTAGCTACTGGTCTTTGTATCTGTTACTTAGGCTAGATCAATGCTTGGACTAGCAGTAAGTGTAGCTAAAGGAGGTGCTTCCCTCTTAACATACGTCAAGGACAATCTCAAGTTATACCTCGACTTTAAATCAAGTAGGTCAGACACACTTGCATTCCCATCAGAGGGTTCGACATCGTTTACTAATACGACTGGTGAGCATATAGATTGCGGTACTCAAATAGCTACAGATTTAGGAGGCAGTTTTAATACTGCTTTTACTGTTTCTTTTTGGCTATACAGAACAGTTACGAATAATTCTTGCGGAATGTTTTATATTGGGACTTTTGCTAATGCTAATGGAAAGATTCAAATATACACTTCTAATGATACATTAAAATTTAGAATTAATAATGTTGACCAACTTGATATAGATAATTTTTCAGCTAATAATGTTGGTTGGAATTATATAACTCTTACTTGGAATGCATCTACGACTACTTCTACAGTATATGTTAATGGAGTAGCTCAAACTCCAAAAACAAATTCTGAAAGTTCTATTGCTTTCACAAGTAGCATGAAAACAATTATTGGCAATTATTATGGAGAGACATTTCCTTTAAATGGCAAAATGGCAAATGTAGGACTTTGGTCAAGAGCCTTATCCCTCGAAGAAGTCAACTCCGTTATGAACAAGTCTTACAGTCAGTTAGGCTCTGTAGAAAAAACAAGTTTAGTTAGTTGGTGGGCGTTAGATAGTCAAAGTGATGGATTGGTACAACCTCACGATGGAGAAACATTAGGTGCAAATTTATTTACAGATTCTACATTTAATTTAAGTGGTACGCAATCAGCATCTACTACAGGAACATATTGGACTACAGGAAATTCTTGGACTATAGCAAATGGTGAAGCTATTTATGATGGAATTAATAACGAATCGCCATTATCGTTACCATCATCAACATT